TAAAAGATTATTACATTGATGCCGGAGAAGAGTCTTCAGTTATTGAGGGCGATGATGGTATGAATCGTATGTATATCCGCAGTTTGGTTACGGACAACAAGATATTACTGGATCGAGATCCCGGCTATATTAAGCGGTTGGAAGGTGTGGGCGATGAGCAGTTAGTCAAAGCATGGCTGGAGGGCGATTGGGATAGTTTTGTGGGTCAATATTTTACTAACTGGCATGAAAAACAAGTACTTGTGAATAGTTTTGAAATACCCGAACACTGGCCTTTGTTTGGAGGAATGGATTATGGCGAAGCCGCTCCAACGTCTTATGGCCTGTATACGGTAGACTATGATGGGAACATATATCGCATTAGTGAGTATTACCAGGCAAACGCTACAGCTTCGCAACATGCCGATAATATTGCGAGAATGATAGAAAGCTGCCCGTTTACAAAGGGCCGTTATCCGCAGGCAACGTATTGCGATCCAAGTATGTTTGTTAAAAGAAGGTTAAGTGAAGTCATCAACCATTCGCCTGCGGATGTGTTTGCCGAACGTGGAATATACTTGACAAGAGCAAATAATGATCGTATAACTGGATGGAGAGTAGTTAATGATGCGTTGATTAAAGAACGCTTTTACTGCTTCAATGGGTGGAACGATGCTTTGGTTAGGACGATGCCTTCTTTGCCAAGAAGCTCAAAGAATCCAGAGGATCTGGACACTCACGCAGAAGATCACGCAGCAGATGAATTACGTTATGCGATGATGCATGTATATAAACCGCATAAGCCGGAAGAAGAAAGACCTTACGAAGGAACCGGACAGGAAGTTATTGATATGATGGAGCATGGCTGGGGCGTACGCAAAGGTCGATACGCAACAGCATAACAAGGAGACAGGACTATGCAGGGGTTTAACGGAACGCCAACAACGACTAAGCCAAATCGCAGTAAAAAAGGCACTCGCGTAAAGGCGAAGCCAGCAGGGTCAGACAACTTGAAAAAAGGTGGCAAGGGCAAATAGTTTGAAAGAAAAACAGATCGAATACTGGCGCGGAGCCATAGAGGACGGTCGAAAATACATGAAGACTCGCCACAAAACGTGGCGCAGACTTCTCAAGACGTATGAGCTTGACTTTGACGTTCCAAACCTCGACGAGGATAAAGTTGTTAAAATATCCCGTATGTATCCGCTTGCCCGTCAGATCATAGCCAGCGTCTCTTTTAATTATCCTCATGTATTTTTTAAAGTTGAGGAACCTGGGAGAGACTTTGCGGCTGAGATATTGGAACGTGTGGCTAATGCTACATTGGAACAGATGGATGCCAAGCGTGAAGTGCAACAGGTTATCTTTGATGCGTTGTTTTGTAGTGTGGGTTGGTTGAAGTTTGGATATAACCCTCCAGGCGATGAAGATATTGTTGCGCCTTATACGATTAACGATGCTCAGGAAAATGATTTTCCGTATGTGCATCGAGTTTCACCTTTTAACGTATACGTTGATCCGTTATGTCCTCCGCATAAACTTTCCGGTGCAAGATACATTATCGAGAAAATGATTGTGCCGTTGGAGTTTGTTAAAGAGGACGATAGGTTTCAGAACAGACGGCAGATAAAAGCGATGTCCGATGAAGATCAGGCTGATGCTTTTATTTACGACATGCAAGATGCTGCTCATAGCGATGAGTATGATGCGGTGCAACATGCTAAACAAGGTCAGATGGTCTGTTTGTATGAAGTCCATGACCGTTTGCATAAAAAACGTATTACTTTTGCTGAAGGGGTGAACGAGCCTATTGAAGAGGTCGATCATCCGTTCTTGGCGATGAAGCCTATTACGCAAACCGATCCTTTCACTGGCGAAGAAATGATGACAGGCGAGTTTGAGCCTGCTGGTGGATATTTAATGGATGGTGGATTCCCTTATCATGCGATGCGTTTTGACCAGACCGAACGCTCGTTTTATGGTGAGCCTCCGATGGCGTATGTTGAGGATACACAAGCACTTATAGTAGAATCGGTGTCGCGCAGAGCCGATCTTTTGAAGCGTTTTCAGCGCGTGGTTTTAGCCTCTCGCAGGGAACGCGAAGCAAATCAGGATATTGGCGATACACTGGAAAATGGTCGTGACGGTGAGATCATCTGGGTAGAAGACCCGAGTACCTCGATGCGCGAAATGAACTTTGGAAATCCTCCACCGGATCAGTTGGGTCTGGAGTCGGATGCACAAAGTTACGAAGAACAAAGTCTGAACGTATCGCAGATGGCGATGGGCGGTGGCCCAAAAGTTACAGCCACGCAAGCCTCTTTGTCTGCAAGTTTTGCACAAGTTAACCGCGAGTGGATGCAGTTACGTGTAGCCGATGCGTATCGGGCTATTGTTCGTAACTCATTACGCATGATGGCCGATGAGCGTTATTTGCCTGATGACTTTTTGGTTAACGTGGCACAAGACACGGAAGATCCTGTTTTTGAAGCAGTTACAGCAGATCTTTTGCGCATACGTTACAAGATAGAGATACAGGCAGGCAGTATGCAGCCGTTAACCGAACAGCTTGAACGTCAGGATGCACTACAGCTATTTAACATGACAATTAACTTACCGGAGATTAACCGCATCGAAGCGATTAAGGGGTTACTGGCCTCGTTTCGAGTACAAGATCCCGATAAATATTTGGGTAACGCTGAAGATGGCGATGCGGTAAAAGCGGCTCAGTTAGAAAATGTAGCTTACTTAATTAATGGTGGTGATCCTGGAGTTACACCGTTTGAAGATCATCAGTTACATATACAGTATCATCAACAAATACAACAACTTCCGCAATTTCAACAACTACTTCCACAGCAACAGCAACAGGTTATGGGTGTAGTGCAGAACCATATCCAGCAACATCAGCAGATGCTGAACCAGATGGCACAAGGGCAAACACCTCAAGCCGCTGGTGGAACAAATGCCGGAGTAGCGGAAGGAAATATCATGTCACTTGTACGTAGTCAGGCACAAGAAGTTAGCCAAGCCGTACAGAACGCACCAGGACAAGGATAATGTTAGTATTTCACGATTACGAATGCGAAGATGGACATCGTCAGCTTGACATACAGAACGATTCCAATAATATTAGACGTAAGATCAAGTGTGACCAGTGTGAAAAAGACGCTAAGATGTTGTTTATAAAGAGCAACTTCATACACAACTCACACAGTGGGATGTATGGTAAGTTTCATGCAGGCTTTGGTCAGGTTGTAGAGTCATACAGCCATAAACAGGAATTATTGAAGAAGTATAACGTGACAGAGAGTGCTGACCGTGTGGGCGGTTCGACTTGTCACATAACCTCCGATGTAACGGACTCTACTCCGTCAGACACCCCAACGCCTTCTTTTGGTAATACACCCGAAGAGGCAGTGGCTCTTGCGGAGCAGAGGTATAACGAAGGAGATCAGTAAATGTCCGAATCAGCACTAGCTTTGGACTCCGGTGCAGAAGGCTCGTCACCCGATGCGGAATCATCTCAGGATCAGTCAACAGAATCTTCTCTTGAACTGTTTACGGATGACACTCCAGAATCGGCACAGTCGGAAACATCTGGACACTCTGATGCAACGTCAGATTTTGACCCACAAAGGCATGATTGGTTGCGTGGAAACGCAGACAATGTGCCGGAGCAGTACCAGCCGTTAGTTCCGCTTGCAAAAAACATGCAGGCGCAATTCACAAGGACTCAACAGGATCTTGCAGAACAGCGCAGACAAATTGAGGCAGATCGCAGTGAATGGGCCGATAGGGTTCAAGCTGTAGCTGCACCTCAACAGCAGCAGATAGATCCTGTAGATGCAATGAGGGCCAACCTGAGTGAAGATGAAGCGCGAGGCGTAGATGCCGTCGAGCAGATTATTCAACACAGGGTAGGTAATGCTGTTTATAACCTTAACAACCAGGTTCAGCAGTTACAACAACAGCTTTCTACGGCTAATAATTACGTGCAGGGTCAGCAAACTGCGTATATCGCTTCTCAGGTAGGCGAAGCAAGAGAGGCGTATGGCGGTGATCTGGATGCTTATACCGATCAGATCGTTGCCACTACAAAGATTACTAACCCTGTTACGGGTAGCCCGTATACAGTGCGCGAAGCGTATGAGTTACATGCAGGTATTACTGCCCAAAAGGCGGCTGATCTGCGTGGAGCTAATACTTCAGCGCGAAGGTCTTCAAAGCGATCAGTTCGTGGAACGCAGGGTGTGGATGCAACGGAAGGTGACGGCCCACTTAGCGACTCTGATGTTTTATCAGGTCTTTCCAAGTTAGGCTTTGAATAAGGACGAATAAATCATGGCAGCAACATCAACAACAGAAACCTGGGATGCAGCCTGGACGCTAACCATGCGAGCCAAGCGCAAAGAGTTAACCGATAACTTCTTTGACGCATACCCAACATTGGATATGTTTCGTAAAGGAAACGCTCTGGTCACTGATAATGGTGGCAAAGAGATCCAAGCCGATATCATGTATGCTGGTAATTCAGCGCAATATTTCTCGGGCTATGACGTACTTAACACGGATGCGGTCGATGGTGTAACCGCAGCATTTTATCCGTTTCGGTATGCCGCAGTGCCGATCACGATTAATTTTACCGAGGAGCAAGAGAACCGCAAACGCGATTCAGCGATGTCGCTTTTGGAAGCAAAGACTCGTCAAAGTATGTTGACGCTACGCGACCAGATCAACACTTCGCTTTACTCTGCTCAGACAGGTAAAGCTCCATTAGGATTCCAAGACGTTATTGCCGATGCCCCAGGAACTACTCCAACTACGTTGGGTGGTATCACGGTGTCCGGTAATAGCTGGTGGCAGAACAAAGCCAACAACGCTACGGCTGATACTTCGTTTACAACGATTGTCAATACGAACTTTTATGAAGGTATGATTCGTATGTCATCGCTTTGGAACGATGTTTCGGAAGGTAACGAACAGCCAACAAACATCTTTACAACCAACAGCATTTATGCTGATTTTGAAGAGATTTTTGAAGGCACAGGCTATCAGCGTTTGTCTGGTAAAGATTCACCAGGCGTAGATGGTCGCTTGCCATCATTCCGTGGTATTCCGGTTCAGTATGACCGCGATTGCGGAACGGGTCGTATGTATTTCTTCAACACGAATTACTTGAAGATGCACATGCAATCGGGTATGAATTTTAGCAAGACTCCATTCCGCGAAAATTCAAATCAGTTGGCAAAGGTAGCCTTCATAACCGTTGGGCTGCAAGTAGTTACAAACAATCGTCGTCGTCAGGGTGTTATTTACAACTTGAACGATTAATAACTTCCAAGACGCAAGCCAATGCGTCTTTTGAGTCCGAAGAAAAGGACAAAGGAGAATAGTAAATGAGTACAATAGAAAACGCCAACTACGGGTTGGATCGAATCGGAGGAGATGGCGGTCAAGGCATCTACGAAGAATCGTCTACGCCTAAACATAGAATTGGCGAAAAGTTAGAGTTGTCTGACGGAAGAACTTTTCGTTATGCGTATTTTAGCACAGCTACCGCGCAAGGCTTACTTGCATCTCAAGACCTTTCAGCGTCTGCTATTGTTGAAAGCGATGGCAAGTTAACGGCAGCATCGGCTGGTGCTACCGAAGTAACGTACACCGATTCGGGTACTGTAGGATCGGCAACCTTAAACCAGTATGCCGGTGGGTATTTGCATATCACTGACGATGCTGGTGAAGGGTTCCAATATCGGATCAAGTCGAACACGGCTGCAAGTTCCAACGCAATTACATTAACGCTTTATGATGGGTTGCAAGTGGCTGTAACTACTGATACGGACGTGGCCGTTACGGGTGGTTTATGGAACAACCTTATTGGCGCAACAGCCGGAACGGATTATGTCGTTGCTGGTGTTACCCCAATATCGTTTACCGT